CAGCAGCTGATTTTAATACTTTGTAATTTGATGAATTGTTCATAATATATAAAATTAAATTAGTATGTATGCGACTCTCGCACACACTTTGATTCGGTAAATAAAGTCAAGGTAAGCGATAGCTTTCCGCAGATAATATTCCACTAGTCAAGACCGACTGTCTGATTGTGATAGCAATCTGACGGAGCGTGGGCGAGGCTTCGGAGAGTGTTCCTCTTCGAAGACTGTCTTTACTTGTAGAATATTACGAGAGCTCAGCTCGATGCTTTTTCTTGGGAAGAAGTGTGTGTGAGATTTAGGACGAGGCTGGCGAGTCAAGCAGGGGTTCCCCCGCAGAAATGAACGTAGTGAATACTTCTGCGCTTGACGAGAAGCGCACTCATTTACGAAGTAAATATCTAAGTGTGCGCGAACCAACGAGCTCCGTTCCGTTGGAGAGCTTGAAGGTCGAAAGCAACGTTAGTTGCGCTGAACCTGAAAGCATTGACGAGGCGAAGTACGAAGTACTTAGCAGAACGAAGTTCCGAGTACATACGCAAGACGATACTTGCGACGGGGACAAGCAATGCTTGGCAACGAATTATCCAGCAGTATATATATAGAGTTAATTGTAGTGTTAGTGGTTGCTAAATGTTTATGATTGTTATAGGGATAACTGTGGTTATCTTATGATTGTGAACAAGTAAAACAAATATCCCCCCCTATATATACGGGGCCTGCAAAGATTTCCGCAGGAAATCGCCAAAGCGAGCGAACGAAGTGAGCGAGCGATAAAGGATAGTTGTTGTAAAATATTAGCTGTAGAAAAAAGCTAAAAAATTTGAGTAGTAATGCAAAAAACAATACCCCCGTGGGTTGAAGTAAAACGTTTAATAATAGTGTGTAGTGTCTGTATAGTAGAGGTTACCCAAAACCTAAATACATCTGTGGCATTTTTTTGGAAAAAGCTCTTACACTAAATAATGGTCAGTATTAATTTACAAGAATGCGCCACGTTAAGACTATATATCATATGTGGTGCAGTTTTTCATTTGTTTTTATTGTTATATTTGCATATGGATGTCCAAAAGACCTCCTTAACCCTTGTTGTATTCTAAAGCTATGGCTAAACAAAAAACAAAACCAACTCAAACTACAGACTCTATACCTTCTCCAACATACAAGAACCTAAAGCTAGGTATCGGTATGGAACACAAAATGATGGGTGGGGCAATGAATCAAGTTCCAAAGGCAACTAAGGCCGATAGCACATTGTATAATATGGGGTATCAGCATGGAGTGAAAAATTGGAGAAACGCTCCAGCAAATCCTCCACTTAATGAAAACCAAATCTACCAAAAGGGAAGATGGGAAGGTCAGAATACTGGTAAGGCTATAGACTTCAAAACAGCTACAAGACCAAGTATCACGCAAAGAGCTATAAACGCAATAAGCGACTTCTTCAACGATTAATCTTTTTACATTTTTGCGCCACATTGTTTTTTTTCGTATCTTTACGGTATGAAAAGAGATTATTCAAAATTAATAGCATGGTCAATAATTGCACTTATAACAGTTGCAGTATGGACAACTGTGTACGGTGTGCTCTATGAGATATTGTAATAAATGTTTGAAAAACAAAACTGACGACAAGTTCAAGCACAAAGGAAAGCTAACTTGTAAGAAGTGTGAGTATCGTTTCAAACAAAGAATCCTAAGGTGGGTGGTAGAAGACAGAAAAATGTCTATTCAAGAAAAGCTATCGTCTAGAATTGGATATCTTGGCGCTGGACTACTCATCTCAGCACAGTGGACTATCGAGCCTGTGCTCTATGTACTAGGGTTTATATGCGTAACTGTTCAAGTTGCATTTAGAAAGCAATGGAATCTTGTTGCTTTAAACCTCAACGGCTTGGTTGCATGGATAACTCATTTCTTAAAAGGGTAATATGTGGGTAACTAACTATAGTATAAATGTCACGACTAATAACACGTCTGTGTCAGGAGATTATTTCACTCAAACGACGACCTGGGACGAAGCTTTTAATACAAAAACTTCAACAGAAAATCGATGAAATTGAGCGACAAGCAAGCGACAAGCAAGCGACAAACAAGACATCCTGACAGTCAGGCACTTACGGCACAAATTTTGGCCTTATAAAAAAATAAGGGCTAAAATCGACATGCCTATATAAAAAGAAGAGAAGAAAAGAATAAAAATTTAATTAAATCTAAATATTATGATAGAAAAAGAGATAGTTTTTGGCGTTGATGGGCGTGAAAAACTAAAAAAAGGAGTAGATATCCTAGCTGATGCCGTTTCTTCTACACTTGGAGCGTCAGGAAAGACAGTAATCATCGAAGACCAGTTCGGAAACCCGCATATTACTAAAGACGGGGTTACAGTGGCTAATAGTATACTACTATCGGACCCTGTAGAGAACTTAGGATGTAGTATCTTAAAGCAGGCAAGTCAAAAAACAGCTACTGAAGCTGGTGATGGAACTACCACATCGTGTGTTTTAGCTGCAAAACTTATAGACGAGTGTTTTAAGAATATTTCAAACATAGAAAATGTAACACAAGCCAAATCTGGCATCGAAGCAGCGGCAAAAGACATCGTAAAAGAGCTTGAAAAGCTAAAAGTAGACGTAACTGACGAAAAATTACTTGAAGTTGCGAGGATTTCAGCCAACGGAGACGAGTATATTGGTAAAATGATATCAGATGCCTACATAAAAGTAGGAAAGGACGGTGTTGTAACTATGGATGAGTCCACCACAGGCGAGGATTACACCGAAATAACTAATGGAACCAAGATAAAACGTGGCTATGGGACGCCATTTAGCGTAAATAACCTTAGAAACAAGTCAGTGGAGTACCAAAACCCACTAATTGTGATAAGCGACATGAAAATTGACATGCACGAGAGGCTACATTTCGCTTTTGAGCAGTCAATCAAGCAAAAACGCCCACTTCTAATTATTTCAGACCTCGACGATAGAGTTAAGTTATTTATAGCACAGAATATCAATAAAAAGAACCTTACAGCTAATTTTATTACTCCTGAAGGTATCGGTATCAAAAAGTTTGAACTTCTTGAAGATTTGTGTCTTATGACAGGCGCCAAGATGATTTCAGAGATGTCTGGAGATTCTAAACAGAATATCGACGAAAGCTATTTAGGCACATGTCGTCAAATGATTTCAAACTCATCTGAAACAGTTTTAGTATTTGATGAGGAAGAAAACCAAAAGAAAGCAGAGGTTATTGAGTGGATTAACAATGAGATTCGATTAACGAAGAATAAATCCGATAAATGGCACTTACAAGACAGATTGTCCAAGTTAGCTGGAGGAGTTGCAACTATAAAGCTTGCAGGAAACTCTGAAGTAGAGCTTAAGGAGAAAAAAGACAGAGTGGATGACTCCATCCATGCAACTAAGGCTGCCTTAGAAGAAGGAATAGTTGCTGGTGGTGGAATTGCGCTAATTGATGCGGCTAGAAAAATATCGCAAAAACCTCCTCGAAGTAGTGATTCATTTAACTTAGGGTACAAAATGATGGTTTCCGTGCTGTCTAGTCCTTGGAATAAGATTATGTCAAATGCAATGGATATAATTGACCAAGAAATGATTGATGCTATGGAAAACAAACGCAAAAACTACGGATTTGATGTCAAGAATAAAAAATATGGGAACATGTTTAAAATGGGAATAGTAGACCCGTTCAAGGTTACAAAGAATGCAGTTCTTAATTCTGCATCTGTTGCCTCTACCATACTAACAACATCATGTGTAATTTCAAACAAAAGAGCAAAAAGAGATGAAAGCAGTAGGTAGTTTTATAATTGTAAGAGATGAGGAAGTCGTTCAAAAGAACGAGCTAGGCCTTATAATGACTGAAAAGTCAGACAACAACATACGTTACGTTATTGGAGAGGTTGTAACTGTCGGAGACGACGTAAAAGAAGTTTTTCCTGGACAATTCGTTTACTTTGATAAAATCTCTGGCTCTGAACTTAGGCTAAAAGGAGAAAAGTTCAAAGCTATACGTGAAAGAGACGTAGTTGTAACTATGGATGATGTTGATTCCGCTATTTGATTACGACAAGCATCGTATCATAATGCAGACACCTTTCAGGTTTAAGGGTAACGATTACCTTTATTTTCCTGACGGGTGTAAGTTTTACTCTCTTTACAGGACAACTAGGAAGATAAACTCTTTTTCAGAGCTGGAGTATATCGCAGAAAAGTTCATACACCTCAACCCAGGATTCGATATTGGTTTGATGAAGAAACTATTCGTTGATTTATCAGATAGAGATACAGGCCACATTATACGAACTTATGGGTCGAGCAGGGTTGAAGCTATGATTGAAAAGGTTTTCGATAAGAAAACAAATCCATACTGCCCTAGACTAAGGAAAATTATATTCAATCCATCAAAAATGATAGATAGAAAAGAAAAGATGCGTATAGTAGCATCTATAATTCACACCAAGAATAAACCAACGGAATCAGAGATTGATGCTGTTGTGGAAGAACTTTGGCTCAATAAAGAAAAAATAACAATGAGTAAGGTGGCTGATAAGCTAAACACATCAAGATACCTTACAAGCTGGTATTTTCAAGACGACAGAAAGAAAGCTATTGAAAATGCAAACAAAGAAATAAAAGAAACAAACCTCATCAGTAGGGCTATAGAAGCTATAGACGTGTTGACAGACAAAGGAAATAAGTTAAAAATGAGGGAGCTAAAGAAATTAACGTCAATTAGAAACTACCAACTTCTTAAAAATGCAGTTATGCAGTACCAGAATCAGATTTAGCTCTGTTCATCTTTTCTATGACTTTCTTGTAAATCTTATCTGTGTAGGTTTGTTTTTTGAATATTGGGTTTGAACGTGGCTCCTCAGAAATCGGCTCCTCTCTAAGAAGCTTTTTGTATGCAAGTGAACAAATAGTCTTAGACTTATGAGATAGCTCCCATAATTTAGCCCTACCGTACTTTTCTCCTCCAGGCCTCCACTCCTTGATTAAACCCTTGTTAACCATGTCAAAGAAACGCTTTTTATCCCAAGACATTGTGTTTCCGTAGTAATTAAAATCTTCTTTTCTGAAGTAAGGCATGTCATAGAGATATAGTAACATATCTAGCTCCATAGCACTAAGCTCATACTTTCGCTTGATGTAATATTGCACCACTCTAAGATACTTGAGGAAGTTGTGCTCACGCTCTCTGTGTTGTTTTTTTACAGTTTTATGCGAGCCTCTTTTGTATGTTTTAATCATCTATTGGATTGAATTTATAGCAAAAATACGAAAAACATTTTTTGGTATCTTTGCTGTATTACAATCTAGCTATGGCAAGAGAGAAGAAAAAACGAAAAGGAAATAAGATTTGCGCATCGGGTATAGCTTGGGCAAAAAGAACTTTTGACACATATCCATCAGCATATGCGAATATGGCTGCAAGCAAATACTGTAAAGACCCTAACTATGCAAAAAAAAGTAAAAAAAAGTAAAAAGCTTTCTCCATCGCAAATGAAGATAGCTAGACTAGCTCCACCGTTTGATAAGATAACAGGAGCAGATTTCAAAAAATTAAGAAAAAATAAAAAAGGATAATCATGCCATACGGAGGAAAAATCAAGTACACGCTTAAGTCAAAGAAGAAAAAGAAAACAGCTGCTAAGAAAAAAGCTAAAAAGAAATAATTATGCCAGATTACGAAAAATACGGATTCAGAAACACTGTTGTTGATAGACTTATTAATAGACCTGTTTTTAATGCAAATAAAATGCCTACTAAAAGAGTTGCTCAAGCAAGAAACTTAGAACAGGAGGAGAATCTAAGGAGTTTCTCTCAAACCTTAAATGTACCTGTATCAGAGACAAGAACGAATCTTGGCGATAATAGCGTTATGACATATGCAACTGGAGTAGTTGGTTCTGGCATAAAAGCCCTGTTAAAGTTAGCTGGAAAAAATTTAGCCAAAAAAGCAGCTGCAAAAGGAGCTTCAAAAGTAATGGAATAATGGATAAAGAATATAACAACATAGGATTTAAGAATAGTGATATAAGTTACATTACATCAAAAAGTTCGTATAGTCTCAAAAACAGAATGACTAGAAATGGGCATGTGAATAAAACAAAATATAGAAGAGAAGTTATATCTACAAACCCAGATGGTTCTTCTGCAAGCAGAACAAAACTGAAAAATAAAAACGAAAAGAGTACTTCTGTTTATAAGCAAATAAACATTACGCCTGAAGGTGGTACTGTTTTAAAAAATAGAAATGAAAGAAGCTCTGAGAGAAATATATCAAGAAGAGCTGCTGAAAGAAAAATAAAAAGACTTCAGCGCAGACAACGGAGAATGTTATAATGGGTGAACTTAAAAAATGGCGTGAAGAAAAATGGGTGAGAATAGGAGCCGATGGCTCTATCCTTGGGGCGTGTGGAACGAGCAAGGACAAGAAGAATCCAGACAGATGTCTTCCACTAAAGAAAGCAAAAAGCATGAGCAAGTCCGAAAGAGCTGCAACTGCAAGAAAAAAGAAAAGGGAGGGCAGAAAAGGAAAAACTGTTGTTTCGAATACGAAAGCGGGAAAAGTAACTAAAAAATTTACAAAAAGATAATGGCAAACATAAGTTTATATCAATTGGATACCGCAATAGACGGTTTAGACAAAGTTATAGGGACTGATGGAACTACAGGAGCAGACCAAGGCAAGACCAAAAACTTTACCGTATCTGCTCTTGGAGCGCATATACTACATACTAGTACGCTTACTGGGGGAACCAATGTAAATGGAAACCTAACAATTGAACAAGACCAAGCTGACGCCACGCTAACGATAATTTCAGACACAAGCAACATAACTCCTGGCGGAGAGCAACACAATCCATCTATACACTTTATACAAGATGGAGGAGCTCAAAATGCAGCTATAGGATTTAATATTATTGATGATACGGCTGGCGGGACTATAGATGGAGCAGGAAACAGATTCTGGATTGTAAATTCTATGGAAGACAATCTTGGTGAAGGCGGTATTACCTTTGGAACAATAAACCAAGATGGATGGGAGAACGCTATAGCTAGGTTTATGATTCGTGGGGACGGGAAGGGATTGTTTGGTCATCCAAATGAAAACTACACAGGTAGCTTCGACTCTATGTTTGAAGTGTATGACGATAGAACTGAAAACACAACTACTGATTTTTCAATGTCAGTTTATGGTTTAGTAGATGTTGCAGAGTATCCACCAGCTCAGGGAGCAGGAGGTATTGTAAGTAGAATAAGAGTTTTAGACGGAGATACTGACAGTGGGGTATTCTCAATAGGACTTGTACCAGGGACAAACTCTTCGGAGATTATCACAAGCACCCCACTTGCTTTTTATGCTAATTCAGACATGAATACTCATAGTGCCACTGGATTTTCTGGCAATATAGGAACAAACGGAAATTGGAATATAAGCGACACTTTTTCTGCAACGCCACCATCTGAATTATCAGTTAAGGGAGATGTGGAAGTTACAGAGAGTGCTAACGGAGTGATATTAAAATCACCAAACGGAACTAGATATAGAATTACAGTAGATGATTCGGGTAATTTAACAACTACAAGCTTATAATATGGCAGATAAAAGTAAAATGGCGTGTAACAAGCCAAGACCTTCAGACAGAGCTGGAAAGAAAAAAATGGTTAAAGCCTGCCAAGGTGGAAAGGAAAAACTAATTCATTTTGGTGCGAAAGGCTATGGACATAACTACTCAGCTGCTGCTAGAAAGTCATTCAAAGCACGTCATAAATGTTCAAGTGCTACTAATAAACTAACTGCTCGTTATTGGGCTTGTAAGAATTTGTGGGCAGGTAAAGGCGGAAGCACCAAGTCTTCTCCAAAATCAAAAAGAGGTAAATACTAAAAACACATAATTATGCCACCAGGAGATAAAAAGAAAAAACAAACAAATCAACAAACAAGCTCTAACATTCAAACAGCATTGTCTAACACTGCGTTAAGTTTTTTTAAAAGCGATAGTAGGAAAAATCCATATCTATCAAGTAGATTTAATACAGGTAATGTCAATGTTTTTAACCCAATGAAAAACCAGGGACCGACACAAACAGGGTATACCTACTCTGTAAATGACGGTACAGGAACATCTAGAAGAGGTCAAAACACCCATTATAATGAAGCTAAGTACAGACAAGACCAATCTCTAAAAAATTATTTTGGAGGTCCTAAAAAGTATGTAAAGGGTGCGGAAAAAGGAGCTAAAAGAGCAGCTTCTATTTCTTCTAATTTACAGAAAAGTATGTATGAGGCTTCTAAGCTTTTAGCTCAAGGAAGAGAAGAGGAAGCTGATTCTTTAGCGACATCTGCTAAGAAAACAGCTTTTTATGAGCAATCAAAAGGTGGGTTTGGAGCTTCTGATGTGGCTAGATTACAAAACAGAAGCATAACTCGTATATCTGACGCATACTTTAATAATAGAACTAGCCAGCAAATAAGAAACTTGACTAAAGGTGTTTCTAAATTAACTTCTACTGCTAAAATTACTGCTCCTGACGCAAAAGAAATAAACGCTTCTTTAAGAAGTTTAACATCTAGAAAGAGAAATTAACATGGGAAAATTTTTCGTAAATTTGGGACTTAAGATACAGGCTTTATGGAAGAAGTTTGTAGTAGGATACAATAAATGTATCGAAAAACTAAAGATAAAGTAAAATGGCTGATAAAGGACTAGGCGATACTATAGAGAGATTCACTACAGCTACTGGTGTGAAAAAGGTTGCTGAAACTATTTCAAAGAAAATGGGTAAACCTTGTGGTTGCGGAGAAAGACGTGACACACTTAACAGAATGTTTCCATATAAAAAATAATGTTAAGTAGAACCGCTAAATATTACCGTGATAATCCTAAGGCTAGAAAAAAGCATAGGAAAACCTCTGCGAAGGCTCAGAAGAAAAAAGAAGCTGTTCGCAAAAGAGTTGAATGTAATTTATTTAATAGAAAAAACAAAAAGTCGAAAAAAGGAGATAAATTAGATTGCTCACACAAAGGCGGACGTTTGGTTCTGGAATCACAGAAGAAAAACAGAGCTAGAGGGGGTGGAAAAAAGAGATAATGGATTTGGATAGTAAAATATCATTTTTTGCAGGATACGTATTTACGGCGGTATCATCAATAAGCATTTTAGGGATAGTTCAGGCTGCTTTAATTGGTTTTGTTGGTGGTTTTTTTGGTCTTTTAGGAAAAGAGCTATATTATAGCTTAAAAGACAAAATTAAAAATGAGAAAGATAAATAAAATAATTGTTCACTGCTCTGCAACACCAGAGGGGAGAAACGTATCTGCAGCTACTATTGATAAGTGGCACAAGGAAAGAGGTTGGTCAGGTATTGGTTACCACTATGTAGTTAAACTAGACGGCTCTATTGAGTATGGTAGAATGGTGGATAAGGTTGGAGCTCATTGTAAAGGACACAACAAGTCATCTATTGGAATTTGCTACATAGGGGGTTGTGATTCTGACATGAAAGCCAAAGACACTAGAACACCTCAGCAGATAGCTAGTATGCTAGAACTTATCAGAATATTAAAGAAACTGCATCCAGGCGTAGAGGTGTTTGGACATAGAGATTTCTCTACTAAAGAGTGCCCAAGCTTTGATGCTAAAAACGAATATTGCAATGCCTAAGAAAAAATTTAAAGACACTAAAGTAGGTCAGTTTATACTTAAAAAGCTGCCTGGGTTTGTTGGAGATGTTTTGCCAGACAAAGGTGTTTTGGGCGTTGTGAAGAATCTTATAGATAATGACCCAGAGGTAAGCCCAGAAGAAAAAGCTAAAATGCACGACGAGCTTGTTGAGCTTTATAGCCTTGAGGTTGCAGATAGGGACTCCGCAAGAAAGCGTGAAGTTGAAAAAGCAAAGACAGGAGGGTTTGACCTTATGTTCAACCTTACTGGCATTATAGGCCTTTTTGCTTTTGCTTTTATTATATACGCTATTGTATACCTTGAGGTTCCAGAAAACAACAAAGAAGTCTGGATACATCTTATTGGGATATGTGAGGGAATTGTCCTTAGTATATTTGGGTATTTCTACGGGAGTGCAGTTCGGAATAATAAGGACTAGCTTAAATTTTTGCTTTTATTAAAATATTATCTTTGCATAAAAGTACTCAACATTTATGGCAAGAATAAGCACATATGCTTTAGATACCAATGTAACCAAGAACGATAAGGTAATTGGAACGGACTCGGCGGGTCTAGTAACAAAAAACTTTAGTCTCACTGATATATCGGCAATAGCCAATCAAGAGATTACTGTAGCTGGACAATTAACTTATCAATTCAAGACTAGTATTTCGGAGGGCTCATTAACTGGTCCAAGTGATGGAACTGGTTTTTCATCTCTTAGTAGTTTTAGACTAAGTGAAGTTGATGTTCCAGGCCACAATGTAGAGAACTTTTTACAAGAGTATAAAAACAAAAGAGTCTTACTAGTAGATATATCCGATAAAGATAAATATGGAATATACGACGTTGTTAGTGTTCAGGAAGACCAAAACAACTCTAACTACTATCTTTTTACTTTGGATTATCATGGAGGAAATGGAAGTCTTGTTTTAGACAATTATTATGTATTCGCATTATACTCTCAAGACGCAACATATAAGCACAGCCAAACAAGCGCAAGTACTACTTGGGATGTTGTGCATAACTTAAACAAGTTCCCATCTGTTTCAGTTACTCTTTCTACAGGAAAGCAGGGGCAAGCAGATATTACATTCATAAACAAAAACAGATTAACAATAAATTTTTCAGCAGCAAAAAGCGGTTCTGCATACCTAAACTAAAAAACTATGGCTATTCCTTTTTTAAATCACTTAGACCTCAATCAAAACGAGCTAAGAAATTCATCACTACACAACACAGAGGCTACTGACATTACATCACCAGTATCTGGTCAGATTATATTTGACAACGGGACGGGAGTAAATAAGTTAAAATATTACGACGGAAGTAACTGGCTTGCTTTGAGTGGAGACTATTCGCACCCTTCTCATACTGCTCTTACAATAGACCTTGACGCCACTGGCGCTTCGGTTATAAGCACCATTGATTTTACAAGTGATGGTCTTGGCCATGTGACTTCTGCAACTGCAACAACTAGAACTTTAGCATTAAGTGATTTAGGTTACACGGGCGCAACAGACGCAAATAACTACGTTCACCCTAATCACACAGGCCATGTTACGTCTACAGGAGATGGGGCGACAGTGCTAACTGTATCTGCAATTACAGGTCAAACCGAAGAAACAAATAGTACCAACTTAAACTTAACTGATGAGTTTGTTATGAATCTTGGAGGTTCTATTAAAAAATTAGACCTTTCTGTGTTGCAAAGCTATTTTCAAAACAATCTTTCATTTACTACTGATACAAACACAGATACTCTTCAAACTATCTCTTCAGATAGTTCAAATGCAGACAGGTATATTACTTCTGTAGCAAATGCCACAGGAGCTCAGGAAGGACTATCTCATAGTACACTTACATATAACCCAAGTACAGAAACACTTAATGTAACTAATTTAGTTGTTTCTGGAACCTCAACTACAATTAACACTGAAGAGATTAACCTTGCTGATAATATTATTCTTTTAAATAGTAATTATGCAGGGGCAAGTCCAACTGAAAATGCTGGTATTGAAGTTGAAAGAGGTACTAATGATGATAATGTAAGTTTAGTTTGGAATGAAAGCTCTAATAGATGGACATTCACAAACGACGGAACTAATTTTTATAACATTCCAATCTCTTCAGAGTACGATAACTTTAACTTTAGCGTTAGTGATGGAACTAACACACAAGAAGTAGGCGATGGAGGCACTTTAACCTTTGCTCAAGGAGGCGGACTAACTGTTGCTGTTTCTGGGGACGATACAGTTACATATACTCACGCAGATACATCTGCTCAGAGCTCTGTAGATAACTCAGGAAGAACATATATTCAAGACATTGCGCTTGATGATTACGGGCACATTACAAGTATTACATCTGCTACAGAAACTGTAACAAATACAGATACTCAGTTAGAAACAAAAGAAGCTGATATTGATGTTTCAAACTCTACATTTATATCTAATAAAAGAGCTACTATAAACCATGCTCTTAACTCTGAAAATGTAGTTGTACAAATGTATGATAAGGTTACAGGACAAGTTGTTCATGCTGACGTCGAGCACACAAGCAACGGCAGTTCTATAAGTAAAAATCATGTAAGAATCGAGTTTGGAGTTGTTCCAGCTAACGATATTAGAGTAATTATGATTGACGCTAAAGACGGCGCAGCATCAGTTACTCCATCTTACTCATAATAATTAAATAAAATATGGCCAAGAAGTTTTTAAGCGACATAGAGCTTGATGCAGGATTAGTAGATGTAAATGGTAATACAGGTACATCTGGCCAGATACTTTCATCTACAGGAACAGGTGTTGATTGGATAAGCCAAGATGACATAACAGCTGGACAAGTTGACAAGGCTCTTTCACTTACGTTACAAGTAAAAAACACAGAGTCTGTGGCACTAACAAAAGGACAAGTTGTTTGTGCAGCTCCTACCGCTACACCACCGTCTGGAAATGTCATTGAAGTAAAACTTGCAGATAACAACGGTACAGATAGTATGCCAGTTATCGGTATTTTAAACGAAGGTTTGGACGCAGCAGGTGGTGCAAATGATGAAGGCGAAGCTATTATGTTTGGCCGTATTTCTGGTATAGATACATCCGCGTTTTCTGTAGGCGATGAAGTTTTTGTTTCAGATACGCCTGGTGGGTTAACCGCCACCAAACCAACTGGAGTAAAATACATTCAGAAGGTTGGAGTTATAATGCGTGATGACGCTTCCAATGGTACAATAGAAGTATTTGGTGCAGGAAGAACAAACGACGTTCCAACCCCATTGTATATAGACCACGCCAATCAACGTTTAGGAATTAGAAAAACATCCCCAAGCTCAGAGCTTCACATAAACAACGACTCTGCATTACCACAATTAACATTGTCTAATGCGCCAGCTACTGGATATGGAGGTGGTGGTAAAATTATAATTGAAGGAGGTACTAACGACTTTGTTTACGGTTCAATAGAGTTTGAAAATGGAGGTAGTAGAGACGCTAGATTCGCCTATTCTGCAGCGTCCAGAGAAATGTCTTTCAGAGTAAACGAAAGAGGTATATCTGGTCAAGGATACTTTAGGTTTTATAACGAAACTATTGAAATTGCAGAGATAAATGCATCGGGAATATACGGAAACGTATTCTACGACCAAGGAAACTCAGGTTACTATGTAAATCCTGCTTCAACTGGAAATTCATTCAATGCTTTAGGGTACGCACATATACGTGGAGGAATCACTACAGACGGAAGTGCAAGAAGTTACACATGGAGAGCGTTAGATAATACTGCAAGTTCTAGCACTAGATATCAGAAGATAGCCAGAATAACAAGTAGTCAATCATCTAGATTTATTATAGAGCTTGCTGGAAGAAGCACCTCTTATGATGATGTGTCGTTACCAGCAATGGGATATATTGTTGGTCAATTAAATAACGATAACAACTACGACTTAGTGTTTTACAACCACAGTGGTGAAGACACGGTTGTTGATGAAGTAGGACAGGTGGACGTTAGCACAACGGCTACTGATATATATATAAAGGTTTCTTTTTTTTCAGAAGTAACAGCTCATGCTCATATAAGTGATGGGACTATTGCTGTAGACAGCACAAGTGCTGGAAGCACAGAACCTAGTGATTATATAGCTGCAACAAATATAACAGTATGGAATAGTAGAAACGACGGTTCTGGCTCAGGTCTTGATGCTGATTTGTTAGACGGTAACCACGCCTCAGACTTTGCATCATCATCACACAACCACGACGGAGATTATGTTGAGCTCACGGGAGATACAATGTCTGGACCGCTAATTATTGATGAAAGCGACACTACAGATAAGTGGTTGTTTAGAGTTGATAATAACGGAAGCAACTTTTCAGGATTCTGGTCGGCGTCTCAAGATATTCAGTTGTATTTAAGAGATGATGCTGGAAATGTAAGAGTTCAGTTGAGACCAGATGCAAGAAGCCTTTTCTATGATGGTTTAGAGGCTGCAAACCTATACGATTCTGACAACACCTCATATTACGTAAACCCAGCATCAACTTCAAATTTACAAGAGTTAGAAATATTAAGAAACTCAAGTAACTATACAGTTAATTTAACTGATGCTCACGATAGAGCAGGGTTGATGATTAAATCATCTACTAACTTTGATAGTAAACTTGCGTTTAGTTCTGGAGCAAACTCTATACAATATATACAAGCTTTAAATAATGCTCACACAACAGGAAGAGATATTGGAATTAACCCATTCGGCGGCAATGTCGGTATCGGAACTACTAGTCCTGGCGCTAGATTGCACGTATCATCTGGAACGGCTAATGAAGATTGTGTTGTTATAATAGAATCTGATACTGATAATAACGATGAAACCTCTAACCCCAGACTAGAATTAAGACAAGATGCAGGCGGAGTTGTTGGAAGATTAGGCTACAGAAATAATACTAATAGCTTAGAGCTTATAAACCAATACGCGGAAGCCTTATATTTAGGCACTAGCAATACTACAGATTTAACAATACTTAGTAACGGCAAAGTCGGGATTGGAACAACTAGTCCAAACCAAAAACTAACTATAAAAGGCACAGACCAATACGTCGCGGCTGAACAGACAAATTATGTTTGGGGAGGCACAACCACCATAGGCGTAAGAATGGGTACTGATGCTACTGCGGGTTTATTAGATTTCAGGCGCTGGACTGGGTCAGCCACTACTCACGGGACTGCTTTAATCACTCAAGCTAATTTAGACGGTGGTTATGGTCTTGATTTTAGAGTAGATACTAAATCATCAAACACTGTGGCTACGACTAGCAGAATGTTTTTAAGTGCATCTGGAGAAGTCGGGATTGGGACTACGAGTCCAAGTCAAAAACTACACGTTTCAAGTGGCGACCAATCAACGGCAAGAATAAGATTATCTAATACAAACACATCCAGCGGAGGCGATAATATAGAGTTAGTAGCTGGAGTGCACAATGTTACCCAAGATGGATTTAGTATATACAACGCTTCAGGTGGTGTAACTCAATTTGTTATCCAAGGAGGTGGTAACGTTGGTATTGGTAAAGAGGCTCCTTCTGAGGCTTTAGACGTAGACGGAAGCATAACATCTAACGCTACTATATGGACAGGGTATGACGCTGGAGTTACTAACTCTATTTCATGTTCTGGTTGGTTTAGAAGTTCTGGAAGCACTGGCTGGTATAATGCAACCTATGGTGGTGGAATATACATGGTTGACTCAACTTGGGTTAGAGCATATAATAATAAGAAGTTTTTTGCGGATAACACTATAGAATCTAATTCAGGAATGTATGCTCCTATATTCTATGACAGAAATAACACTGGGTATTTTTTTAACGGAGATGCTTCTAAAGACAATGTAGATTTAGTTACAGGTTCAAATTACGCTATTAACGTTTTAGGAACCATCTCAGGAGGCCATAGAAAACATGGAAACTTAGAAACTCCTGAAATGCAATTTAGTGTTGGTGGAAGCACTGACCTTAACTGGAAAAAGCTTTTTGATGTTGTTACAGGCGACGCTAGCTACTCTGGATGGGGTGCTGAAATAGAAATAACAGACTTTAGCGGAAACTTTGGTAGCGCAACGTATTCAGGTGGAGAGCTTTATAAAGGAGCGCTAAGTATATATCACTGGGGAGGGACAGGAACCACACCAGAAACTCCATACGCAAATATACCTTATGCTCTACGAAATAATGTAAGGTGGTACAAAATACAAGAATCTGGTCAAAACAGATATCAACTTCAAGTTAAATCTGTAGGAAACTATCAACAGTTATACATAAAAGTTAAGCCAGGAATTGGAAATCAGGTTGCTGATATTATATCATATGCTAATGATACAAATGGAGCGACTTCTGGGGGAACTGCGTATACCTCAACTCAAGCCGTCAACTTTAATCACGAATTTGCAGGGGGTATTTGGACGAACGATGGTCGAATTATAGGTTGGAAAAATGCTTATGGAAGTCCATATTTATCAAGTTACTACGGGTCTATATTTACAAGTACAAGTTTTTATGTTGGTTCGCCATTTTCTACGACTACCCAACTTTATGCTGGCCCTGTTTCTGGGACTATTTACTATGATAGGAACAATACCACCTATTATGTGGACCCAAACAGCACTGGAGATTCTATCCGTGTTGCTGGTGATGTTGTAGCATATTACTCTTCGGATAAAAGGCTTAAGGATAACATCAAGCCAATAGAGAACGCATTAGACAAAGTTAAGGCAATAAGCGGGGTTACATTTGAATGGAATGAAAAGTCACACAAGACCACAGGCAAAAAAGATGTAGGGGTTGTTGCTCAAGAAATAGAAGCTGTTCTTCCAGAACTTGTAGAGACAAGAACTAACGGATATAAGGCTGTAGATTATCAAAAACTAACAGCTGTACTTATTGAATCTGTAAAAGAGCTTACGGCTAAGGTTGAAGCTTTAGAGAATAAGCAATGTAATTGTAAATAGTTATGGCAGTACCAGCAAGCGGACCGTTATCTTTAAGGGGAATAAGAGCGGAAGTTACTTATAGCGACTACACGCAACTAAGTTCTATTGTAAACATAAGTTTATCAGATGTATCTACTGGGGTTAATGGAACTTTGAACACTTCAAGTTTAAGACCTGATGGTAACACACCTCATAAGATGAGTGAATGGCGTAGTTATGACCACGATTATTCAGCAACAACCGCTCCAAGTGTTTCAACTGGAATATGTGGTTGGAATAGTACAAATAACTGGATAGACGCTTTTGGAAGCGTAAGTAGTGATGGTGGAGCAACTATAACACAAAGAGGGTTTGTATACTCAACGTCCAACACATCGCCAACAACAGGTAACTCTGCTATGAGGTCTGTTAGTGGAACAACAGGTATTATGAGTGCTACTATATACGTGATTCAAACTTCATCATCATATAATATGTATGTTAGAGCTTTTGCTACAAATAGCGTTGGGACAAGTTATGGAGTAACTAGAACTGTAACTATACCAGCGGGTAGTGGTGGTGGGTTTATTAGTCCTTAATAAAAAATTAGTATATTTGCAATATAAATATTTAAGTTATGAATATATCATATGAATGGAAGATTACGGCTTTGAAGAAAGCGCCATCACTAGACGAATTGTCAGATGTAATCACTCACGTAAGATTTGACTATACTGGAACCGATGCTGATTCTGGTGAGTCCTACACATTTAGTGGCGCATGCCCTATATTACCTCCAGACCCTAATGTATTTACTCCTCTAACAGAGGTTTTAGAATCTGATGTAATTTTATGGGCACAAGCAAACCACCCAACAGACCACATGAATTATATTATTGAGAAAAACATCTCAGACAAAATCACTCCTAAAAATGAGGAGGTAAGTGTTGATGAGGTCTCTTGGTTGACATCTCTAGAGGAGCAGGTCGATGAAGAAGAAACAGAATAACAGTAATAATTAAAATTAAATAAAATGACAAAATCAGTTAAGGACATTCCTGTCCAAGCAACAATTCAAGTCGACGAAAAAATTATAAACAGTATTCGTCAAATCAGACAAGTTCAATCCAACATACAAATGGAGGTTGGAGCTATGGAGGCTCAAAAACACATAGCACTTCACAAGCTACATGAAGAAGGTGAAAAGTTACAATCTATTATGGTTGAGCTCGAAAAAGAGCACGGCAAGGGAAGTATCAACTTAGACACTGGAGAGCTTACTCTTGATTCACCTGATAATGGAAATTCGTAAGATATCAATAGGAGCAGACTACAAGGGTAGCGCTATGCATTACATCTTAGGACAAGATGTTTTGAATGGAAGCCATGCTATTCATCTTATTGATTTTAATAAAGAAAAAGAATCTTATCTTATATATATAGAAAAAGATAATGAGGTTTTTCTTTGGAAGGAATTTAACAAGAACATACCTGTATCCATAGAGTACAACATTTATTTTTAAATGAAATCACCGTATTACTTCATCATTAAACCTGTTGGAGATGAATACGTGAACGAGGTCGATATAGCTGGGAAAAAGATAATTGTAAATTCAAGTGTAGAAGACCACAAGCACGTAAATCGTCTTGGAGAAATAGTGCATATCCCTGGCAGATATAAAGGAAGTATATCGGTTGGGGATATCGTCATTGTACACCATAATATATTCAGGATTTACTATGACATGAAGGGTAGGCCTAAAAAGTCACCAAACTTCTTCAAAGACGGTCTTTATTTTATTGATGAAAGTCAGTTTTATCTTTATCATAATGGAGATAGATGGAACTCTGTAGACAACTTCTGCTTTGTTAAACCTATCGACAAAGAAAATTCGTATCTTTATGAGGAGGGAGAAGAACTAAATACAGGCGTTTTGGTTTATGGTAATGAGAATCTGAGCAAACTAGGCGTTAGCGAGGGAGACAAAATAAACTTTACAAAAAACAGCGAATATCGTTTTGACGTAGATGGAGATATTGTGTATAGAATGAGGACAAATGATATATGCACATTATTATAGTATGAGCAATATAATAGAAATAAAAGAAAGAATTATTCAGGCTGGGCACGAGGCTGTAAAACAACTAATCAAGGTTGCTGAAGAGGAGATTATAAAACCAGACCCAGATGATGAGTTGGCAGCTGACAGATTAAAAAATGCAGCAGCCACAAAAAAACTAGCAATATTCGACGCTTTCGAGATTCTAAATCGAATTGAAAACGAAAAGAATATGCTAGAAAACCCAGAAGAGGAAAAGAAAAACTTAACAGGAGGATTTGCAGAAAGAAGGTCTAAATAATGATTTATGCGTAGTTTTAAAGGACTTTATACCGTCTAAGGTATTGATATCTAGAAACAGAAAAAAGTCTTTTAAATATGGTTATGACGCAGATTTAGACATGATTGTGATATCCAGGGACGGCATGGTTGGTGATGTTGTTCGTATCAATAGCCTAAACATAGCACTTCCAAAAAAACCAAAAGAAGTATACAGAAGGTCATCTGAAAAAAAAGACCAATATTGGGAAGCTTCCGAGTATCCAAAAGCACTTAAACCATTGCAGACCATATTTCAATGGAATGAAATGAATAAGGATTTCAAGGAGACTTGGGTTCCTTATATCGAGAATGAGTTTGACAGAAGGGAGAATGGGTTTTGGTTTATGAACAACGGAAAACCCGTGTACATAACTGGTACACACTACATGTACTTGCAGTGGACAAAGATTGATGTGGGTAGGCCAGAATACAGGGAATCAAACAGAATATTCTTTATATATTGGGAAGCGTGTAAAGCAGATGATAGATGTTACGGAATGTGCTATTTAAAAAACAGACGTTCTGGTTTTTCGTTTATGTCTTCTGCTGAAATAGTTAATCAAGCAACAATAACGTCAGACTCTAGGTTTGGAATACTATCCAAAACAGGTAGTGATGCTAAAAAAATGTTTACAGATAAGGTTGTGCCTATATCAGTGAACTACCCATTCTTTTTCAAGCCAATACAAGACGGGATGGATAGACCAAAGTCAGAGCTTGCTTACAGAGTTCCAGCTTCTAAACTCACTAGGAAATCTATATCAAACACCAGCGTCACAAATGACCTGCAAGGATTAGATACTACTATCGACTGGAAAAACACAGGGGACAATAGTTATGATGGGGAAAAATTAGCTTTATTAGTGCATGATGAAAGTGGTAAGTGGGAGAAACCTGACAACATCTTAAATAACTGGCGTGTAACAAAAACTTGTTTGCGTTTAGGTAGTAGGGTTATAGGTAAGTGTCTTATGGGCTCTACTTCTAACGCCTTAGACAAAGGAGGGGAAAACTTTAAAAAACTATATTACGATTCAGACCCAACCACAAGAAATTCAAATGGACAGACAAAAAGCGGGCTGTATAACCTATTTATCCCGATGGAGTGGAACATGGAGGGTTTTATTGATATGTATGGTCAGCCTGTTTTAGATTCTCCGAAATTACCAAAAGTTAGTACCAATGGTGATTACATTCACCAAGGGGCATTAGAATATTGGCAAAACGAGGTAGATAGTCTTAAAAACGACCCTGATGCGCTAAACGAATATTATAGACAGTTCCCTAGAACAGAGTCTCATGCTTTTCGAGATGAATCTAAAAACACCATATTTAACCTAACTAGAATATATGAGCAAATAGACTACAATGATTCTTTTGCTATAAAGTCCACAGTGTCAAGAGGTAACTTTCATTGGAGAAATGGACAAAGAGATACCGAAGTTGTATTCAGCCCAGAAACCAAAGGAAGGTTTTTCTTGTCATGGATTCCTAGCAAGGATTTAATGAATAATGTAACAGAAAAGAACGGTAGGAAATATCCTGGTAATGCACACATGGGTTCTTTTGGTTGCGACTCCTATGATATATCTGGAACTGTAAACGGAGGAGGTTCTAAGGGGTCTTTACATGGAATGACTAAGTTTCACATGGAAGATGGTCCAACAAATATGTTTTTTTTAGAATACATATCAAGACCTCAAACTGCTGAGTTATTCTACGAAGATGTATTGATGGCTTTACATTTTTATGGTATGCCGATACTTGTGGAAAATAACAAGCCAAGGTTGTTGTATTATTTAAAAGAAAGAGGATATAGAGCGTTTTCTTTAAATAGACCAGATAAACACAAAAACGTTTTATCTAAAGCAGAGCGAGAGTTAGGAGGTATTCCGTCATCGTCTGCCGTAATCTCTGTTCACGCAGAAAGCATAGAAAGTTATATAGAAAACCATGTGGGAGTACTTAGAGACCAAGCAAATATGGATTTTGGAAGCTGTGGTAATATGTTTTTCAACAGGACTTTGCTTGATTGGGCTAACTATGACATCAACAATAGAACAAGGTTTGATGCCACTGTAAGTTCTGGGTTTGCTATTATGGCAAATCAGTCACGCAAGAATATAGGACAAGAAAAACGTAATCAAATAAATATTAACTTTGCAAGATACAGTAACAAAGGTTTTGTTAGTGAAATTATTAAATAAATATGATAAATAAGCCAAGATTCAATTCGGGTAGTGGTTTTCCTAATCAATTTGTTCCAGACATCGAGAAGGACACATATGAGTATGGACTTCGAGTAGGTCATGCTATTGAGTCTGAGTGGTTTTCAAGAGACTACGGCAGTAGCATGTATGGTGAAATCCGTTCTGAGTTTTTATCCAGACGTTTGTATGCTAGAGGAGAACAGCCAGTAGATAAATATAAAAATGAATTAGCCGTAAATGGCGACCTATCTTACCTCAACCTAGATTGGACACCTGTTCCGATTATTCCAAAGTTTGTTGATGTTGTTGTAAACGGTATATCTAACAGGCTTTTAGATGTTAAGGTAGAGGCAATAGACGACCTTTCTTCTATGAAGAGAGAGTATTTTAAACAGGAGGTTGCTGCTGATATGATATCTAAACCAATCTTGTCTGAAATAAAAAACACAACTGGCGTAGATGTATTTAACTTCCCTGAGGACCAACTTCCTGAATCAGAGGAAGAGCTGAGCTTATACATGAAACTTAAATATAAGCAAGGCGTTGAGGTTGCAGAGGAATCAGCTATAACAACGATACTAGAACTAAACAGCTACGATGAAATAAAAAGACGTATAGATGAGGATAATGTTGTTTTGGGTATATCTGCAGTAAAACATTCTTTTGACCCACACGATGGAGTGAGAGTAGAGTATGTTGACCCTGTGAACTTTGTATATTCGCCAACAGAAGACCCCTACTTTAATGATTGTTATTATTTCGGAGAGGTCAAATCCGTACACGTTACAGAACTAAAAAAAATAAATCCTGGATTGACTCAAGAAGATATTGAGGAAATATCTAAGTTAGCCAGTAGGTTTGATGGTTATAGAAGTACACAAAATATGCAAACACAAAGTGGTTTAGACAAATCAAATGTGTCTCTACTATATTTTTGTTACAAAACAGATAGAGAAGTTGTATATAAAGTAAAAAAGAATGCAAATGGTGGTGAAAAACCACTAAAGAAAAATAATTCATTCAACCCTCCAAAAACGGAGCAAGCTAGATTTAAAAAAGTATCTAGAAGAATAGATGTTTGGTATGAAGGAGTTTTGGTTTTAGGAACAAACCACTTAATCAAGTGGGAGCTTATGCAGAATATGGTTAGACCAAAATCTGCTTTTCAAAAAGCCTTGCCACCATATATTGTTTCAGCTATTAAAATGTCAAAAGGAAACATAGATTCTTTGGTTAAAAGAATGATACCTTTTGCAGACCAAATACAGCTCACTCATTTGAAGCTTCAACAAGTAGTTGCTAAAATGATACCAGATGGTGTATTTATTGATGCTGATGGATTAAATAGTGTTGACTTGGGTAATGGAGCGTCCTATAACCCTTCTGAAGCTTTATCAATGTACTTCCAAACAGGTAGTGTTATTGGTAGAAGCTATACAGAAGACGGTGACTTTAATAACGCTAGAGTGCCGATTCAAGAGCTTACAAGTAGCGGCTCTAACGCTAAGATAGCTAGTCTTATCAATATGTACAATTATCAGCTGAACATGATTAGAGCTGTGACAGGTATTAATGAGGCTAGAGATGGGAGTAATCCAGACCAATATGCTTTGGTTGGAATACAAAAGCTTGCTGCACTAAACAGCAATACCGCAACAAGACATGTTGTTTTATCTGGTATATCAATCACAAAAAAACTAGCAGAGGCTTTATCTTATAGAATATCTGACATACTTCAATATTCTGATTTTGCTGAGGATTTTGCTAAAATGATTGGAAAAAACAATTTCGAGATAGTAAGCGAGATAATGTCGTTGCACCTACATGATTTTGGTATATTCATAGAAATAGAGCCAGATGAAGAGGAAAAACAAAAACTAGAGCAAAATATTCAACAATCTATTCAAGCTGGTCAAATAGGACTAGAAGATGCTATAGATATTAGAGATGTCAAAAATGCAACCTTAGCTAATTCTTTACTCAAGATAAGAAAAATAAGGAGAGAGAAGAGGGAGATGGAGAAACAGAAACAAGCTATCCAGATGCAAACTGAGTCTAATACTCAATCTGCACAAGCAG